CAACTGACTCAGTTAAATGGAATTACTTAAGTAAAGGTTTCCACATGGATTCAGGAGCAACTGTAGTTACAATTGCTAACACTTCAGAAACAAGTGGTCAAACAGCGTTTGAATGTGGTGTGGCGGAATTTAGAGCTGACCCAGCAACACAAGAAAATCCATACTACTTTATCTACTCAAGAAAATACACCGTATGTTTCGCGGGTGGATTTGACGGATGGGATATTTACAGAGAATGGAGAACTAACCAAGACAGATTCCAATTAGGACAGTCAGGTTATTTGGCTGGTACTGCACCATCTTCAAGATACCCAACGGCAACAGGTGAAGGATTGTTCAAGAGAATTATTGTTCAAAACAATACTCAGGACTTTGCAAATACTGACTACTACGCTTACTTACTTGGTATCCTAACATTTGCTAACCCTGAAGCGACTAACATTAACGTATTTGCAAGTGCAAGTATTGATTATGTTAACAATTCAAATCTCGTAGAAGAAGCAATCGATATGATTCAATACTCAAGAGCTGACTCAGTTTATATCTGTACAACTCCTGACTACCAAATGTATACACCAGATTCAACAAGTTCTTTGGATATCATATATTCACAAGAAGCGGTTGACAACTTGGATAATACAGGAATTGACTCTAACTACACCGCAACTTACTACCCTTGGATTTTAACAAGAGATACTGTAAACAATACTCAAATTTACTTACCACCAACAGGTGAAGTTTGTAGAAACTTAGCATTGACTGATAACATTTCATTCCCATGGTTCGCATCTGCGGGTTACACAAGAGGTCTTGTAAATTCAATTAAAGCTAGACAAAAACTTACACAAACAGATAGAGATACTTTGTATCAAGGTAGAATTAACCCTATCGCAACTTTCTCTGATGTTGGAACTGTAATTTGGGGTAATAAAACATTACAAATTGCTGACACAGCACTTAACAGATTGAACGTAAGAAGATTGTTACTTCAAGCTCGTAAGTTGATTTCGGCAGTGGCTGTAAGATTATTGTTCGAACAAAACGACCAAATCGTTAGACAACAATTCTTGGATAGTGTTAACCCTATCTTAGATTCAATCAGAAGAGACAGAGGTTTATACGATTTCCGTGTAACTGTTTCATCTTCACCTGAAGACTTAGATAGAAACACATTAACAGGTAAAATTTACTTAAAACCTACGAAGGCATTAGAATTCATCGATATCGAATTCTTTATCACTCCAACAGGAGCTTCGTTCGAGAACATTTAATAAACTTAACGGGGGTACAATTAGTACCCCCTTTATTAGCCAAGTATGAATAGACAACTTAGAGAAGGATTTAAGGCTGAGGGAACACCTGATATGAAATATTATGCATTTGATTGGGATGACAACATTGTTCATATGCCAACAAAGATAATGTTAAAAACTGAAGATGGTGATGAAGTTGGTATGAGTACAGATGATTTTGCGGAATACAGAAGTAAAATTGGAAAAGAAGATTTTGAATATAATGGTAATACCATTGTTGGATTTTCTGAAGAACCATATAGAAACTTTAGAACCGCAGGTGACAAAGATTTTTTGGTTGATGCTATGAGAGCAAAACTTGGACCAGCATTTAATGATTTTAGAGAAGCGATTAATAACGGGTCAATATTTTCAATAATTACTGCGAGAGGTCACAACCCCAACACTTTAAAACAGGCCGTTTACAATTATATTATTGACGGATTTAATGGTATAGATAAAGACCAACTAGTTAAGAACCTTAAAAAATACAGGTCGTTTTTTGAAGAAGACGATATGACGGACGATGAATTAATTAAGTCGTATTTAAATCTCAACAAATACCATCCAGTATCATTTGATGATGCGGAAGGAGCAGCCAACCCTGAAGAAGCAAAAGTTCGTGCGATGGAAGAGTTTGTTTCTTATATAAAGAAAATGGCAAAAAAGTTAAATAAGAGAGCATTTATTAAAAATGATGTATCTAATAACTTTGTTCCGGAGCAACCTAGTATTGGATTTTCAGATGATGATATTAGAAATGTAGAAGTAATGAGTAAGCATTTTAAAAATAAACCAGATAATATAGTTAAGACTTATTCTACTGCTGGAGGCGTTAAAAAGGAATATAAGTAGATAATAATCTCGACAAAATAAAAGTAAAGAGAAAAATTTTTTAACAAGACTATATTTATAGGATATAAACAACAAAAAAAAACAAAAAAAATTAAAATAACATGGCTGATTTATTAATGAAAATGCCGATACCTTACGAACCGAAACGCCAGAACCGTTTCATTTTAAGGTTTCCGTCAAGTTTGGGTATCAACGAATGGTTTGTTGAAAGCGCATCAAGACCGTCTATAAAGATTGGGTCAACTGAAATACAATTTCTAAACACATCTACATTCGTAGCAGGTAGATTTAACTGGGACCCTATTAGTGTTAAGTTTCGTGACCCAATTGGACCGTCAGCGGCTCAAGCTCTTATGGAGTGGGTTCGTTTACACGCTGAATCAGTGACAGGTCGTATGGGTTATGCTGCGGGATACAAAAAAGATATCGACCTTGAAATGTTGGACCCTACAGGAGTTGTTGTTGAGAAATGGATTCTTTATGGAACTTTCTTAACTGATGTAAACTTCGGAGCGTTATCTTATAGTCAAGATGCGTTAGCGGATATCACAGCTTCTTTAAGAATGGATAGATGTGTGTTAGTATACTAATACTATTTACATAAAATTACACTCACTTATATTTAACCGTAAAGCTAATAAACTTTACGGTTATTTTTTTATATGGAAAATCAAACAAGAGACTTCGGTCAAGACAATTTCACACTACCACACGATGTGGTACAATTACCTTCACAAGGTATTTTTTATAAAAACAAAAAGAAATCAATTAAGGTTGGTTATCTTACCGCATCAGATGAAAACATTTTGATGGGTGGTGCCGCTGATTTAACAATGACTTTATTGAGAGCAAAAATCTATGAACCAGATGTTAAGGTTGAAGATTTAATTGAGGGTGATGTTGAAGCAATTCTAATCTTTTTAAGAAATACTGGATTTGGTCCTGAAATGGTATTAAATGTTACAGACCCTGCAACTAAAAAACCATTTAAAAGTACGGTATTGTTAGACCAACTAACTATTATTAATGGACAACAACCAAGTGAAGATGGTTCATTTACTATTTTATTACCAAAATCGCAATCATCAATTAAATTAAAACCATTAAGTTATGGTGAAATTATGGAGATTAGTAAAATGGCTGAGACATATCCACAAGGAAGGGTTGTTCCAAGAATTACGTGGAGAATGCAAAAAGAAATCATTGAAGTTGATGGTTCAACTGACAAAGCTATGATTGCAAAATTTGTTGAGTCAATGCCAATCTCTGACTCAAAATTCGTAAGAAACTTTATGAATGAAAATGAACCAAGATTGGATATGACCAAAACAATTACGGCCCCGTCAGGAGAAAAACTAACAGTGAATGTTGGGTTTGGGGCAGACTTTTTTCGCCCTTTCTTCTGATTATAGGAAAGTACAGATAGATGAATTTTACTATCTGACAACACTAATGAAAATTTCTTATCAAGATTTTGAACGGATGCCGTTATTTGTGAGAAGATATTTGTTGGATAAATGGATTGAAGACAATAAGAAGGACTAAAAAATTAGTCCTTCTTCTATTTATATAGAAACTAAATAATTGTAATGGCAGAAACTCCTAAAGAAAATCCCATAAATTCGTACGAAGAACTCAAAAAAACATTTGAAAGTTTAGGTTCTCCTGTTGGTAAAATATTAGATGCGATTGACGGCATGGCTAAAGCGGCTGATGCTATTAATAATTCATTTATTGCTGGTAGGACAAGACTTGATGAAATGAATGATGCTGCGGCTAGGTCTGCTGCGGGTATTATTCGTTTAGGTGGAAGTATTGCAGATGTTTCCACTACTATAGTAGGAATTGCTGAAGGGTCAAAAAGACAATTTATTGCAACTGAAGACCAAGTTAGTAAACTTTATGCTGCAACTGAAATTTTAGGTGGTACTAGTGCGGGTTTAGTTAATACTTTTGGTGAAGTTGGTATTGAAATATCTCAAATTGGTAAATCTTTAGAAGATTCTATTGAATACATTCAAAGTGTTGGTTTAAATGCCAAAAGTGTCATGCAAGATGTGACTAACAGTATGTCACAAATGAACCGATTCCAATTTGATGGAGGTGTTCAAGGATTAACAAAAATGGCTGCTCAAGCCTCAATGTTAAGATTTGACATGAAGGAAACTTTTCAGTTTGCGGAAAAAGTTTTAACTCCCGATGGTGCAATTGAGACCGCGGCAGGAATACAAAGATTGGGAATTTCAATTGGAAATTTGGCGGACCCATTTGCCTTAATGAATGCGTCCATTAATGACCCATCAGGTTTACAAGACAGTTTAATTAAAGCAACAAAACAATTTACTGAGTTTGACGAAAAAACAAAAACTTTTAAAATAAATCCTCAAGGTATGTTAACCTTAAGAGAACTTGCTAAAGAAACTAATACAAGTTTTGAAAATTTATCAAAATCAGCATTGGCTGCTGCGGACTTAGATAAAAGAGTATCTAAAATTAACCCAACACTTACATTTGATTCACCTGAAGACAAACAATTTATTGCCAACATGGCAACAATGACTAAGGAAGGTGATTACGTTGTTCAGTTAAAAAATGATGAAACAGGTATTGTTGAAACCAAAAAATTGGGTGAGTTAACTCAAGATGAACTTGCAAAATTAAGAGAACAACAAGAAAACGCACCTAAGACTTTGGAAGACATTCAAAAGAGTCAATTAAATGCTTTATTGGATATTAAATATGCGATTGAAGGTAATATTGCAAAAGGTACCTATGGTCTCGCAGGTTCTTCGGTTGTTAGAGGTACTATAGCGGGAGCTGAAAGAATTTCAAGAGCTGTCACTAGTTCAGTTGATACTGCGGTACCTGAAAGTGTTGCAATAACTGAAAAAGTTAATGAGGCGATTGAAAAAATGAGTGCGTTATTTATTGAAAAAGATTCAAATAAAATAAGTTCTGACGACTTTGCAAAAAAATTATCCTCACTTCAGAATACTATTTTAAAAGATGCTAATAGTTTAGGAGAAAAAGGTAAGGAAGCATTTAAAGATATCCTTGAAGACTCAAGTAAAAAAGTTACAGGAAGTAGTGCTATTGAAAAAGAATTTAGAAGTTTAACTCAAGAACTTTTAGCATCGGTAGGTCGACCAGTAAAGGCGACTGAACAGATTAAAGCAAGGGATGAAGAACAAAAATCATTATCATATGCAGATATTATTGGTAGGAGAAATCAAAATCTTACTGATAAAACAGGTACATCATCAAATAGTGGTACATCAACAAATAAAGTTGATGTTGGAGGCACTATAACATTTAAATTTGATTTACCTGCAGGTACAACACTAAACCAACAACAATTAAATGCCGTGTTTAATAGTGAAGAGTTTAAACAATATATCGCCAACCTTGCAAAACAAAATTCTTCAGAAAAGAAAGGGTCTGGTGCTCCATACTATGGACGATAATAAAACATTAATTTGAAGAAAAAAATACAAATTAACCTATTTATTAAGAAACGTATAGATGGGTAGTCCTTTAGATTATATAAGTACCGAGGGTTTTAGGAAAAAACTTATGACTCGTAATTTAGTGCCTTACGCTAAATCACCTAGTCCTGCCACTCCGCCAATAACTTTTGAGGTGGTACAACGAGATATTTCGGTTATTGATAGTCCTGATAACTTAATCGATACTACATTTTTTGCCGACAAACAATATCCGCTCAATAGGTGGGGTAATGATGGTGGTTATGAATTTGCACCTGACCTTACAGGTAATTTAAATACTACATCTAACCAAGGTGAATATGGACCTGGTCAACAGGATGCTTATATTGTGAACACAGGATTTGCGGCAACTCAAAAATGGAGACCATTAAATGCTTATTCAAGCCCAAACAACTTTGATGCTGGTGAAGCGGTTACTAGTTTAGAAACCGTTAGACCCGACCAAGATAGATTACCAAACGGTCAACCTTACTTTACATTTGTACCTTCATCGTATAGACCTGTTTCAATCTTGTTAAACCCCGACCCACAGGGCAGTGATGGTTTATTAAGTGATGACTCCTTTATAGCTCGATTGGGGGCAAAAACTTTAAAGAAAGAGTTCCAAGACCGTATTGGTAGAGAGTTATTAAGACAAACTCTTGGTCGTGCCAACATATTAAATGTTAATAGTGGTACAAACCTTGTTAATATTTTAACAGGTCGAGTTCCTTTAATTGAACCAAATTATAACATTACGGTACCGTCAAATCCATTGGGTGCTGCTGCCGACTTTGCTCTTAGATTAGGGGGAAGTACTTTACCATTCTCACCTATACCAGGTTCTTACTTTGACCAAAGTATTAACCCACCACAACCAACGACTATTCAACAATCTTTGTTGGCTAACCCTATCGCGGCTGGTGGAAATTTTATTAGTAATTTATTAGGTGCTAATAAAACAGGTACACAAATATTCTACAACAATACAGGACAAGGTCAAAAATCTATATTGTGGAAGAATATTAATTTTAATAAATATAAACCAAACTACGATAGAACTTTATTAGATAGATTGGGTGGTGCAATTGTTGGTACTAACACAAATAACTCTAACTTTTATGTTGGTAGTACATCTTCAGACCCATCAAGAGTATTTTCACCATCAGGTTCTTTACCAAATGATGCGTTTGGTAATGAACAACAAGACCCAGTTTATGGACCATCTGAGTTAGCTCAGTTATATGAAGGACCAAGTCAAGAAATTCGTTTGGGGGCTAACGGTCCGACTTATAGTAATGGTGGTGGTATTGAAGGTGGATTCACATGGGTATCCCCAAAGTACAAAGGTAATGCAGGTAAAAAGGTGGGTATTGGCGGAGCAGTATATGACCAAGACCAAGACTTTAAACCATCATCTTATAACTCAACAGAGTCCACAGAAAGAACTTTTAGAGAAGGTTCTATACTTGATAAGACACAAAGAATTATTGATAGCCAACCACAAGGTGGTAAAAGATTAGAACACGTTGGTAATGCAATGGACCAAGTCAGTAAAGTATTCAATGATGGATACAAAGAAATGACAAAAGGTTCAAGAGTATTAACTTACGTTGGGGCGATTGGACAAGAAGTTGGAACTGAGTATT